TTCTTTTGCTTTAAGTTCGGTAAGCTGCTCTTTTACATGCTGCAGCTCGCCACGCAAACCTTCAATACCGCCTGAAAGCGTTTCTAGTTGTTGCAGAACTAATTTTGAATATGTTTCCCAACTGCTATCTGTCGACATTAATCTACTCCCGTGATTATTATTAATTAGTTCTCATATTCATTCAGAGGGGCATTCGCTATTGTGGTTGCCTGCAAAAGATCCTGATTATCTACTTCCTTGAATACAATAGAATCTGTTTTTGGCTCATAATACATGCCAATTAAATCGCCCTTTTGGGCTAATTGCAATTCTTCTTTAGATAGCTTTATCTCACCACCATATTTCTTTACAATCGCTGTTAGGACTGCGAAAAGATATTCCGGATCATTCATAAACTTGTTGCTCATGTACCTGCCAGTTCGGGCTTCCCGTGTTTAACTATATATATGTTGAATTCTATCTCGCGTTCAACTGTTTCTAACTCTTTTCTGACTTGATTCATATCATCAATATTAATTTGTGAATCATCATAGAATTCAATTTCTTTAATATTGTCGTATTTTGATAAAACAGTATTGACCAAATAATCTCCTTTGTTTTCCCCTTCGACTCCAATCATAATAATATTATCAGTTTGAATTGGTTTTTCAAAAGTACGTAATACTCGATGTATATCATCAATTGAAACAGGCGCCCGTGCAGTTAGCACCATGACCTGTGTTTCAGGGTCTGCCAGTCTATCTCGCATAATTGAAGTTATGTTGGGGTTCTCAGTTGCATTATGTACATTATCAAGCGGCGAAAAGTCAAATTCATATCTATCGTCATCTTTAACAGCATCGTATTCTTCTTGAGACCTAGTTTGAAATTCTTCGCCAGTTTCCTTATCAACAACATTGATATAACCTTCGGTAAAGGCGATTGTCTCATCAAAATCAAATATAGATAGTCGAGTAGCTGTTTCTATGTTTTCAAGTAAAACGTAATTACGCCAATTTTCAAGTAGGAGTTTCATGAATTTAAGAATCCTTTCCACGTTTTAACTATGCTTTCGTTTGTCTGCATATGCGATGGTTGACGAGCATTGATAAACTGAGCCAACACTCTGTTGAACACCACGTTAAGGTTGTCTTCATCGTCCATCTCACCCTCTACAAGCTCTACAAACAATCCAGCCATAATATCGGGCTCATCGGCGTTAATCGAGAATATAGCGGTATATTTAGCCTCTCCAGCGTGTTCCACTGTTGTGGCGTTCATTTGTAAGTAATACTGGGTGTTCTGTTCTTTTCTTGGTGCTTCTAAAAGTTGTTTTCTCAATTCAATTTTAAAGTCGCGAGAATCAAGAATCTGCATAAGCACTTCCATACTTAATCCTAAATCTTCTGGGTCGTAATAGTGAGAGTATCTTGCGGTAGACTCATATGATTCGTAGTATTCTCCGTCAGATTCAAGATCCCACTCATAAGAAGTAAGAATACCGTCTTCAATCGCTACGGCTAAGTTAGCATATTCTCCGCCTTCCATTTGTCCTTCGCGCTTGAAGTATGTTGTGAGCATTTCCTCCCACGCATCGCGATGATCATCGATTATTGTATCAATTGCTTGACAAGCCTCGTTATATTCTTCTGTCAAAGCCATATATGAGCCACCATAAATTTTTGGATGCTCAAAGTTAACTTGAATGCTTAAATGTATTTCATCGCGAACCCTGCGAATTGTAGGAGTATCGTGGTTCGAGGGCACAAATATATCACCATAACCATTTCCTTCATTTATTTCGTCAACAGAATTCCATACAACTTCTTCTGCGTTGCTCGGCAACCTTTTCCAATCGTCTACATTCCATTTAGCAACAAATGCTGCAAAAGGTTTAATATAAGCACCTTCGCCGCCATCGTCGCCCACCTCATAATCAACATATGTTTGAGCCATCTTATTATTCCACTCATTCATTATTTCTTCGCATTGTCCATTGTACTGTGCGATGACATCACCAATTAAATCAGCATCCAAAGTTTCCTCGGTGTCTTTGTTCTGTCGCATAGCACCAGCAAATTCAACATTTTTGTCACCCAGCAATTGCTTCATCAAAATAGCTCTGCCTGATGCGTCAGCAGTATCTTCGTAAGAACCACCAAAAATCATAAATTTGCTTAAATCAATCTTATCGCCCTCTTTGGGCATGTTTTGGATGACTTCTTCTTGGTTTGATCTTGCCCAGTCAGTAACCTGATTGGCTAAACCGGGAATATCAGCACCATATACTCGTTTTTCAGGCATCCCAACGTCTTGTCCATCATCATAGCGCTTTGGAGGCTCATCACCTTCGTAATATCTAACATGACGGATACGTGTGCGAGAAACTGGTTCGATATCTCCAGTAAATGGACGTTTATCGTCAGCAAATATCTCACCTTCTTGGATTTCTTGCTCTGCACTGTCTATATTACCGGTATTAGTGGCGCTCAGAAGCTCTTCTGTCTTTACCACGTATGCTACGGCTCCGTGACCTTGAGCCTCGGCCACAGCGCATTTATAGTACGATTGATAGGCACTTGCACGGCTAGCAGGAGAGTGACAAGAGGTAATCTCGTCAAAATCACTCATTCTGAGCACATCTATCGGGTGTCGAGTGATAATAATGGAAAATTTGTCATTATCGATGTTATTTATCTCTTTTTTGATGTATCCGGCGTTCTTTTTCCAATATTCGCCGTATTCAGTCGCTAAATCGGTTAAATTGTAACCCGCAGGTCCCGCAACTCCCGGATTTACGACATATAAGTAAATTTGAGTGTTAATTCTTTCAAAATTCTCATATTCTTTCTCATCGAGTGCTGCTTTCAACATTTTTCCGGTAACTCTGCCTGATGTCCTAACTGGTTCGCCATCTGCTAACTTATAACCAATACCATCCAAGTGATCATAGACTTTTTGGTATATTTCGTCTTTTCTTCGGCTTAAATCAGCCAATTTGGAGAAAAGCTTGCCGATTTTCATCTGAATCTTCTTAGTTTTCTTCTTTGGTTCAGGTCCGCCCCCCAACATATCAAGAAAATCGTCAGATTTACGCAGATCACGCTCGGCATATACCATACCTTTCTCCCAATCCACGTCATATTCTTGAGTTCTGAAGAATTCTGCGAACTTTCCAAGCTCTGTGGATGGATCAATGGTCGGAAATGGTATAACTGCGCGCATTTTGCCACTGAAAAGGTCGTTAAGGGGCAAATTAGCTGGGTTGAGGTCATCTAGAACATCCTCAAGTACTCGCATCTCGTCTTCGGTGACTTCTCGGAGTACTTTTTCACTGACAGGGACACAATTTGGCACATTTTTAGCACCCTTCTTCTTCATTCCCACCTGTTTATACCCATCCCAGCACTTTTCTTGTAAAGTATCCAGAAGATTGGCTGTTTTTAGCAGGATTTGTTCATCATTTAGCATTAGCTTTCCATTCACAGTAGTCACATGACATTTCGTCGGCTAAAGGCATGCCACAATTGGGGCATTTCTTAGATTTTACCATAGATAACATAGTTTTTATTCCTTCATTGATTTTGAGCCACGACATTTCCACTTTTTGCGGGATAATGCGTTGGCACATGGGGGGTTTTTACACTTTTTAATCTTTGCTGACCGCGCACAATACGCATCACCCTTCTTAGTACCGGGTCTGATGCGGTCTCCTCCACCTTTTGCTTGTCCTTTTTGCCCAAATGAGCGGCACTTACCGTCTACACGCTTAGCAAAGCGCTTTCCTTTGGAGGGTTTACATGCTTTTTTCTTTTTCTTCTTTTCATCAAGTTCTTTTGGGTCTTCTGTTTGGTCTAAAATCTTATCTATTCGCTTTGCTTGCCCTTTGTGCATCTTTGAAGCGCCTTTAAGTTCGCCTGAAATTGTTTCTAGCTCGTCTTCGTGCTTAGCAGTATGGGTTTCTTGTAAAACTTGACTCAATTCATCTTCAATCATAATCTGAAGGGACTCTTTTTTAGATTTGCCCCAATTTTTGGCGCCAACTTTGCGGCATTTAACAAGCGCACCAGACGCGTACGCGCTTGGCCACACTTTATAACGTGATTTAACTTTGTGATAACAAGCATCTTTCTTTCCGGAAGACTTTTTCTTCTTTTTCTTCTTTTTGCGTTTTTCATCAAGCACCGCTCCGAGTTCTTCTCTTATTATTTGTTCTAAATCCATGTATAATTCCTCGTTTTTCTTAGATTTTGCTTTCTTGCCCCATGATTTGCCTTTACCGCGCTCTTTACAGGCGCCCGGTGTTGGTCTGCATGCAGGGTATTTCTTGCGTTTTTCGTCTGATCCACGCCCACAAGCCTTGTAACCTCCATTTCCATCAGGAGAATTACAATCTACCCAGCCTTTTTTAGAGCCTTTGGCGCCTTTTCTGCCAAACCAATCTCTGAGNGATGATTCTTTGCTAGATTCTGTGCCGGCTTTCTTGCTTTTTTTCTTCTTTTCTTCGATATTTCCGTAAAGATCATTCATTTTTAGACATTTCCAAAGCTTTCTCCAATAAATAGATCGGTATTTCGCTATTGTCTATGTCTTTTATCTCTTCTATGGTCGCCCACTTGTGATCATCGTGTTCAACTTCGCCGGTATGAGGGTTCGGCTTGTCAATATCTATATCCCCGGTCCACTTTAAGGTGAGAAAATAGAATTTTTTATTTTTTGGTTCTCCAAGATAAGCTAAGTCGGAAATTTTACATTTTAAATTTGTTTCTTCATCTAATTCTCTTACGGCGCCGGCTTCTATAGAATTATCATCGTCATCTATGTGCCCGCCGGGAATTGTCCATTGTCCGCCGCGACTATCAATATTCGAACGCCTGATAATAAGAAATTGCTGCTCATCATTTAGACAAACAACAATACCTACAGTCTTTAATTCACCTTCGGTGAGATAAGAATTCCATTTATTTATTGACATGCTTTATATTTTTTTACAGTTCCACGACAAAACGCGTTGAGAGATGTATCAATATCAATATTTTTTATTGGAGCGACCCAGATCATGTTTTCTTGAATCTGAGCACCATAAGCATACTGTACATCAACACCATATAATATACCAACTATCTCGCCATTTGTATTATATACTCCGGATCCCGAGCATCCAAACCAACCATAAGTGTTGACCATTAATTGAGTACCGGATCCAGCCACTTCTTCATATCCAACAATTCTTCCAGTAAAAGACATAAGTTTATGCCAAGAAGGATGTCCAGAATAAACTATATCGGTACCAATATCATATGATTTAGTTGGCTTCCAGCTCATTGGCTTGACATCATAAAATTCTTTTTTCAAAACTAAAACTGCAATATCATGTTCAGCACTTTGATATATGAGTATTGATGTACGTTGCTCATCTTCATTCGAAACTAGGTATTCTGCTCCTAGGGGACCATCTGCTACATGTCGAGCTGTCAACACCAGAGTTAGATCTTTGTAACGCACAACTGTTCCACTGCCGTGACCGCCACCTGTCATAACCTTTACTGCAGCATTGCGAACCTTTTTCTCCACTGAAGTGAGAGACTTGTTGACCTTCTCAATA